GCTGTTGAAAGACCTAGAGGGTTTGCATCCCGACGAGGTGGTTATTCTTAAAGGTCAGCGCAAACGCTGGCGGCACAAATACAGCGATGACGATCTGGTCAACATCGTTACCGCGCACGATCAAGACGTTTGCAAAGCGTGCCTCGAAATGGCGCAGCATAGCCCGTATCGCTACGGCGACGCTAAAAAGCAATTGCCGCATCATCCCGGCTGCCGCTGCCAGATCGCCTCGCTGCGCGTGCATGACTCGGGCTATCTGCGCCAGCCGACGTTTAAGAAAGTGCGCAAGTATGTGCGCACCGCGCTGCAAGAATCGGTGAAGCACAAAGGCAAGCGCGTGCCACAGCGCGCCGCCACCATCACGCGGTTGCGCCGCAAGCGGCGGCGGTTTGTCGCGCCGAGCGGCTACCGTTCGATCAGCGTCTATAAACGCAAGGGCAAATGATGCCGATCAATTTTTCCGATCAGGTCTATCTGCACGCGCAAGACACCTACGGGCGCGCCATCACGCTGACGCCCGGCGGTGTTGGGCGCGGCATTCTCGACACCAAGGACATCGATGTGGTGGCGCTCGACGGCTCGATCATTTCCGAACAGCGCACCATTCTCGACATCCGCGAAATCGAGTGGGCGGTGTTGCCGCGTCAGGGCGATCAAGTCGCAATCCCCGCTGATAGCGGGCTGCCCGATGAAGGCGCTTGGGAAATTATCGACGTGGTGCGCAATGGCGGCGGCGAAACGACGCTAACGCTGCGCAAGCTGATGGCGGCCAGCAAGCCGTCGTTGAAATTGATTAAGCCAAAATGACGCAAACGCCCGCGTTCATCGCGCGCAATGCGATGTTTGATCGCGTTGTGGCGATGCCGTTTTTTGCGGGCTTTACGTTTACCAAGACCAAGGCGCTACGCGTCCAGGTTGGCGACATTCCCTATTGCGGGGTCTATTTCATCAACGAGCTTGATCTGCCGGAAGGCGATTCAAATCACGGCGACATCCGATTTCGCGACAGCGTGCGGGTCGGCTTCTCGGTGATCATTTTAGACAACGACGCCGAGGACGGCGAGGCAACGCTCGATCAAGCCTATTTCGAGATTAGCAATGGATTGCTAACCGACACCACGCTGACCGGGTTCAATAACCAGATCATGCAAGGCATCACGCGGGTCGAGCGGCTGCCGGTGTTCGGTTCGGTGGCGCTCGATAACGAAACGCCGGTGCTTGAGCTGCAAGTCGACATCACCGTCGATCTCGGTGTCGCGATATTCAAGCCGGTGATCACCGACATGCTGGAACGCGTGCACGTGACGGCGCGCCCGATCCAGAATCCCGACGCGCCGCCGGTCGAGATGCAATGGGAAATCGAAACAACCAAACGAGGCAACAATGGCAAAGATAAAAGTAACGCCAAACCGCGACGACGTGCCGCCGCATCCGATTGACGGCAAGATGCCGCCCGAGGGGGCGATGTGGACCGCCGACCAATACACGTTTCGGCTGATCCGCGACGGCGACATCAGCGAGGTCGTCGATCCGCCGCCCGAGCAACAACGCAGCGGGGGCGATCCCGGCGAACATCACGACAAACCGAAAGCCAAGAGCCCGCGCTAGCGGGCTTTTTCTTTTGCCTTAACCCGACGGAGTCAACCATGCCGATCTCGTTCAATAACATTCCGCAAGGCTGGAAATTGCCGCTGATCTACATCGAGGTCGACCCGTCGCAAGCGGGCACGCCGACCTCGCAAAAGTATGCGTTGCTGGTCGACTACAAGATCGCCAGCGGCTTGGCCCCGCCCGATGTGCCGATAGCGTGCGGCTCGGTCGCCGACGCGCAGAGCCTCGCCGGTGTCGGCTCGCCGCTCGCCCGCATGTACGAGCGGTTTTTCCAGATCAACAAATCGACGCCGGTGCTGTTGCTGCCAATAGCCGAACCGGTGGCGGGCGTGGTCGCATCCGGTGCGATCACCATCACGGCGGGGCCGACGCAATCCGGCACGCTGTCGCTTTATATCGCTGGACAAGTTGTCGACGTAAACGTCGCCGCTGGCGATACGCCGACCATTGTCGCAACCTCGATCAAGGCGGTGTGCGACACGCTGCCGCTGCCGGTGACCACGGCGGTCGCCGCTGGCGTGGTCACGTTCACCTCGCGGTGGAAGGGCCAGACCGCCAACGACATTCGCGTCGATCTTAACGTGTTGGGGCCGAATGGCGGCGAGGTGTTGCCTGTCGGTTTGGCGTTAACGTTGCCCGTCAACGGCACGTTGACCGGGGGAACCGGCACGCCGGTTTGGACAAACTCCATCGCGGCGCTCGGCGACGAGCCTTACGAATACGTTGCGCTTGGCATGAACGACACCGGCTCGCTGACCGCTTGGGAAACCGAATATGGGTTTTCCGATTCGGGCCGTTGGGGCTGGCTGCGCGAGTCCTATGGCCACGTGATGACGGCCAAGCGCGACACCTACGCCAACCTGTTCGCCTATGGCCCGACCAACAATTCGGGGGTGATGTCGATCCTGGCGTTTGAGCCGCAATCGCCGTCGCCGATTTATGAGTGGATCGCGGCCTATTGCGCCGAGGCGGCCAAGGCGTTGTCGATTGATCCGGCCCGCCCGCTGCAAACTCTGACGCTCGATGGTGTGACGCCCGCGCCGAAAAATTGGCGCTTCAACAAGACGCAAACCAATGCGCTGGCGGGCATCGGGCTCGCGGTGCAGATGACCAACGCATCGGGCGTGCCGACCATCGCTCGCGAACAAACGACCTACCAGAAAAACACGCTCGGCCAAGCCGACAACGCTTACGAGCTGATGACGACGCTGGCGACGCTGGCCGAGCTGTTCCGGCGGATGCGGCAAGCCATCACCAACAAATATCCGCGCCACAAGCTCGCCAACAACGGCACGCGGTTCGGGCCCGGTCAGGCCATCGTTACGCCGAACATCATCAAGGCCGAGCTGGTCGCCGAGTATCGTCAGGACGAATACGACGGCCTCGTCGAAAACGGCGATGCGTTCAAGAAATTCCTGATGGTCGAGCGCGACGACACCGATCCGAACCGGGTCAATGTCCTGTATCCGCCCGACGTTGTGAATCAGCTCCGCATGTTCGCGGTGCTGGCGCAGTTCCGCTTGCAATATCCGGTTTTCCAGAACGTCGCGTAAGCGGCGCGAGCTTCGCCTAACCCAATCCAACATCATCAGGAGTCTTGAACATGGGCAACAGGTTTGCCGGTGTGGCGTATTGGTCTGCCGACGGCGCACAGCTCGCCGTTCGCGGAAATCTAGAGGTGATGCCGTCACGCTACGAGCGCACCGGCATCGCGGGACAAGATCGCGTTCACGGCTATTCCGAGTTGCCGGTGGTGCCGTACATCGCGGGCGATGTCTCGACGCTGGAAGGCACCGCCGTCGAGGACATCGACGCCATGACCGACACCACGATTACCGTCGAGGCGGCCAACGGCACGGTTTGGGTTTTGCGCAACGCATGGCGCGCCGAACGCTCGACCGTCAATTTGCGCGATGGGCAATTTCATGTGCGCTTTGAGGGCATGTCGCTCGATGAGCTGACCTCGGTGGCGGCATAAATGGCCGTCGCCGACATCAAGGCCCGGGCGGCGGCGGCCCCGCCGCTGCCCGAGGAAAAGCCCGACGCGCCATTGCCAGCCTATACGCTGGAGCTGTCGCGCCCGGTCGAGGCGCACGGTCAACAGGTTTCGACGCTGGTGTTTCGCGAGCCGACCGGTCGCGACCTGTTGAACGTCGGTAACCCGGTGATATTCGATCCGATCTCGGACCCGCCCAAGATCATTCACGACGAGCGCCGAATGAACGCGATGATGAGCGCGCTTGCGGGCGTGCCGCCGTCGTCGATCATGGCAATGTCGCCGCGCGATTGGATCACCGCCGCGTGGGGGCTGACGCCTTTTTTCGTGCCGGTGCCGGGCAAGATCTGATCGGCGATTGCATCGGCCTTGCGTTGAACTTCCATTGTAGCCCGCTCGAGTTTGCCGATCTGCCGATGTCTGTCGTGCATGACCTGATCCGCGAGCTGATCGCCTTTAAGGACCGCTGACCGATGGCCGATCAAGAGGAAGCGGTAAAAATAGTTATCGAGGTCGTCGACAAATTTTCCAAACCGCTCGTCGATCTGAAAAAAGAACTCACTACCTTCGCCGACAAGGGCGGCGATGGCGCGATGAAAACCGTGCAAGGTTTTTTTGTGCTGCGCGAGTCGATCCATACGGTTTCGCGGTCGGTCACCTCGACGCTGATGCCAAGCCTCAAGGTGTTGGGGCTCGGCTTTGCCGGTGTGGCCGGGACGCTGGCGACGGTTGTCGCCGGGCTGAAAAACCTCGCGGGCGGCATCAACGAACTGACTCGCTTAAGCACTGAAACCAAGATCAGCATCGACAAGATGCGCGAGCTGGAATCGGTGGGCCGCCGCGTCGGTATCACGGCAGAACAGATGCGCGGGGGCTTCCGTGGCTTCGCCGAGGAAATGGACAAGCTGCGCAAAGGCGTTGGTGGAAACGACGGGCTGGCGGCGTGGTTTGGCGAGGCGCGCATTGGTTGGGCCGCTAACGAGCTAAAGAGCATCAAGGACGTAAACAAACAGCTCGACTATGTGTTGGGGCTGGTCGACCGCATCGACGATCCCCGGCAAAAGCGCCTCGTTCT